CGTAGTCACCTGGGTCGTACCGGCCTCACGGAAGCCGATCATCACAACGTCGGTGTCCGCGAGCGTGGTCTGTGTCAGCTTCGCCTTGATGAAGAAGGCATCGGTGCCGGTGACGAACTTCATCGGCGTATCCGCCGCAATGGAGCCCTGGCAGAAGGCGAGCCCGTCGCCGACCGCGATGCCGATCGGAAGCAGCGCGCCCGTCGCGTCCGCCGTGAAAGCGGTGCTGGCGGCGGCCCCGATCTGAAGCATCTCGAACTCACAGTTGCCGATGCCGTTCATCTTGAACGTGTCAACGTCTGTGTCGTTCGCGACCATCACCGCAGTGAGGTTCTTGCCGGTCATCGGCGGCTGCGGTGCGTTCACGAAGTCTACGTACGTGTATCTACGATTGGCCATGTTTGTTTCTCCTTAAAAAGTTTCTCGAAAGGGTTTCTTGAAAGGGTTTACTGGAAGCCGACTTCCCATTTCTTGATCAAGATTGCTCCACCAACAGGAGCAACGGCGTGCAGGTAACGCACCATCGGCATGAGCTGATCACCGTCGTCAAAGGTGAACGTGCTCGTAGTATCCGGGGCCTCCAGCGTACCCGGAGTGTCTGCGTCATGCTGAATGGTTGCTACGCCCGCTGCGTCCACAAGGACCTTCACCTGGAGATCGACACCATCAGCGATGGTGTCGGTCGTGTCGGTGCTGGCACCCGCAGCGCCGTTCAGCTCCTCGATCACTTTCAGCGCCATCGGGTTCGCCACCGTGTCTGCGCCGAGGCCGAAGTAGGTGTAGTAACCAGTCATGGCAGTGTTGACTGCTTCGAGCCCCGCATCGCCGCCGACCTGGCGGAAGCCGATAAAGAGGTCATCCACACCGCTGACATCGGCGATGTTGATCGTCACGAGGAAGTAGAACGCGGCGTTGTAACCAACCGAGAAGGGGCGGCCATCCGCTTCCCACGCATTGGAAGTGATCTCCAAACCATCGTTCTCGGTTTGATCACAGCCAATGTCGATACCTGACGTTGCGCCAACTGGCCCGAGGATGGTCTGTCCCGCGCCGAGGACCCAGTAGTTCAGCTTCGTGCCTTCGGGCAGGTACATGATGTTGCGCGCGCCCGTAGTACCCGGCGCAACCGTGCCGTCTGACTCGTAGAACATCGGATCGTCGGCCGCGGTCATGCTAGAGAAGCCGGCCTTGACGATCTTGCCTGAATCCCACACAGGCAAGGTGCCGTCCGCCTTCATCGTCAGCGTGTAGCCGCCATTGCCCTTCGCGAGTCGAGCGAGAGCGGTCGCACTCGACTTGTAAAGGATGTCACCAGTCGCGCCCGAGCCAACCGTTACGTCGGTGACGTTCAACGCGCCCGCCGAGTTCAAAGTGGCGTCGCCACCCATTGTCTGGCAAACAACGTCGGTAACGTCACCGCCAACAAAGGTACCCGTCGCCTTGCACGCGACGCGCTCCCACGCCGACGCACCACGCCGTAGGATGTCCCCTCGCGCTTCACTCGCGATGGTAAAATCCGTGACCGTGGCTGCACCCGCCGAGGTGAGGGCCACATCGCCAGAGACGGACACGGACGCGAGGTCTGTACCGTCACCAACAAGGATCTGTCCATTGCCGTTAGCGTCGTAGACTTCCGCGACGCCGCTGGAATTGCCTCGGAAGATGTAGCCACGTGCGAGCCGCGCACCCGGCGCGTTCGCCGCTACGACGATCCCGGCAAAGCCGAGAAGTCCCAGAATGATGATGATGCGCTTCATCACGGCAGGTCCTCCAGGTTCATCAGCATGAGCTGCACCCAGACCTCAGAGAGAGCGTCTGAAGCAGTCACGATCTTCAGGTTGTCGCCCGGCTTGATCTGGTAGTAGGCGTTGTCGATGACCGACGCATCCCACTTGTCCTGATCGGAGAGCGCGGCGACGCTCACCGCCTCAGTGATGGCATTCGAGCTGCCGTCCTGAAGCTGCACCGTGTCTCCAGCCGCGCCCGCGCCCGACATGATTCCCATCATGCCGAGGACGCGAACGCTGCGCGGAAACGGGTTGCCATTGGGGAAAAGCTGGTACGACGATGTACCAGCCGCTGTCTGCTTGCCCAGCCAGAATGCGAGGCCGCCGTATACACCACCATGCGGCCCGATTTGGAGGGGGAAAATACCACCAGGCATTACTGAATAGCCTCCTGAACGTTCCAGATTTTTCTGGCAACGATCTGCTGCACGAGCACACAAGAGACACGGTACTCGCGCGCCAACGAGGAGATGTTGCCTCTACGGCCGAGCACAGCTCGTGCGCGAATGGAGGCAACGTCTTCTGGAGTCAGCTTTGTGTTTGTGATTCGCCCGTCGCGGCCAGCGCCCCGGCGCTTCTTGATCATGTCACGCATGTTGTCGGTATGCGTTCCGATGAACAGGTGCGCCGGGTTGCAGCAACGGCGGTTGTCGCAGCGATGGCAAACGAACATGCCTTCGGGAATGGTTCCGAACGTCAATTCCTACGCCAAGCGATGAGCATAGAAGGTGATCGTATGCCCCCCCTCTTGACCGATACCGAATTGGCCATAACCAGTGCCCATGCAGCTCATCTGCCACTCCCAGCAACCAGCACCGTGCTTCACAGACAACCAGAAGCGCGTCACTTGCTGCGGAGACAGCTTTTTGAAACTCGCTTTCACGTCAATAAGCTGTTTTCGCCGACACCTTGAGGTCTTCAATCTTGGCGCAGCGGTTGCGCTGATCGATGAACAGCTCCGCGATCTCCAGAGCGTTCGCCACGTAGCCGAGGCTGTTATTGTCGCGCTCGAAGATGCCGCCGCCGTCCGACCGCCGCCAATCCAGCTCGGCCTGCATCGCCCAGCTCACTTCATTGCGGTCAACGAAGAACATCTTGCCCCACTGAGTGTCTGCCGCGGTCATCAGACTGACCTTGCCAAACATCGTCTGGAAAGTCGGCAGGACCAGACCCACCGTCTTCGTCTCAGGGGTGATACGAACCTCACCCTCGTGCATCTCCTCGTGGTTGATCGCGTCCCACACCGAGGTGAGCACGATGATCTCACGCGAGGCGTCAGCGCCCGACTCCTGCTTGATCATCGCGAGCGCCTGCCGGTAGAGCTGCGAAGAAAGAGGCCGCGTCACCGTGCCGTTCGCCAGCACCGGGCTCGTCCAGCGCGGGTAGGTCGTACCCGAGATGTTCTGGAAAGTGCCGGTGTTGTCATCGATGAGGAGATCAAGGCCAGTGAGCCCCTTGCCCCACGCCGACATCGCGCCGGTGCCCCACACCACGTAGTCACCGGTTGCCTGACCCGACGCCGCAAGGGTCGAAGTGGGCGTCACGGTCACCTCACCGCCAGCGGTCAGGGTCCGCGCGACGCGGCTGACCGTGAAGGTGTCGTGAATCGTAGTCGTGGTCGTGGCATCGCGGATCTCAAACGAAGCGCGATCCCAAAGCCCGCGCCCGTCCGAAACCGTGAAGGTCGCGCCCGAGGCGGTCGCGCCGATGGTGCACACGACGCCGGTGCCGTCGCGCGTAAATTGGAACTCCTCATACTTCTTGATGCCTTCAAGCAGACCTTCCAGCTCACTCTTGATCACAGTGATCGCCGAGTTCTCGGTGGTCGAAGCGTTGTTCAGGATGCCGTCCGAGACGCGCACCGCGCCAACCACGAACTTGCGATACGCCTCGCTGTCCACGTAGTACTGCTGATCCGCCGAGGGGATCGCGCCGCCGTCCGTGGTCGAGGTGATCGCGCTGTTGCGGGCGACGTGGACCTTCTTCAGGAGCCGGTCGCCCTCCCACTTGACCTTGCCCAGCGGAAGCTGGCGGGCCATAGAGGTGTTGTTCAACGACTTGGTAACGCCGGGGAGATACTTGATAAAGTTCGCCCCGAAGGTAGAAATTGAAACGCCCATTGTGTCCTCGGTTGTTCCTAGCGACGCAACGCCGGCCGGCCCGCAAGATCCCAATCCATAAAGGGGTTGGGTCCACGGAAGCCTGCGCTGCGCAGCTCATCAAAGGTCGGCTCGGGCTCACCGGATGCGACGCTACGCTGAGCGGGCGGCGCGGCTGGTGCTTGATCCGACGCGGTTTTCTTCTGCTTGCGTTGAGCGGCTTCCGCACGAACTAGCGTGATGCCAAAGCGGAGGAAGTCCTCGCGCACCATCTTGGCCGCTTCGGCCGGGCTGGTACGCTCGCTCCACGCCCGAGCAAGCACGTGCTCCTGCGCACGCCGCAAAAGGGGTCGCGCGACTTCCTCAGAAAGTCCAGCCAACACCACCGAGCGCGCTGCCTGAATGGCCTCCGAAGAGTAGCGCGCCTTGTTGATGTTGATCTCGGCTCGACGATCCCGCTGCTGAGTGTCGTTCTTGAGAGACGCGAGTTCCTTCTGGAGGCCCTGAATGTGGCCCATCAGCTTGCGCTCAGCGGCGGTGGTCGCTTTGCCGATAAAATCCTGCTCAACCTGCTCCTCAGGCGACAACTGCTGACGCTGTTGCCCGGTGAGCATCGTCTGAAGTTGGCCCTGTAGCCGAGCGTTCTGCTCGGCCACCTGCTGCATGCGCCCGTTGAGGGAGTTGCCCCATTGCTCGAAGCGCGCAGACATCTGCTTCATCTGGTTCTCGGACGCGATCGCGCGGTCCTCTGCCGCCTTGGTGCGATTCGCCAAAAACTGGATGCGATTCTGCTCACGCTCCGAGAGAGGCTCACCCTCTTCAGGGTTGGGTTCGCTTGTAGACTCGTTCGGTTGAAGCTGACTCTGGAGTCCCTGAAGTACGGCTTCGAGGTCGCCTTCTTCCGAGTCGGTGCTAGCCGCCTCGGCAGCCGCAGCTCGCGTGTCCGCAGCGCCCTTCTTCTGGGGGGCCTGCTTGATGGGAGCGGCGGTAGCAGCATCCTTCTCCGACTTGACAAGGGAGGGCGCAACGCCTTCCCCATCGACCGCCGACAGGATCGAGTCGCCCGTCGCACGCTGCCCCTTCGTAGAAGGGGGCGGCGCAGAAGGAGAACTCGAAGCGCCCTTCGTGGTCCTGCCCGAAGGCTGGGCCGCGGGAGCCTGCGTCGTGGTCGTCGTTACACCGGATGCTGAAGCTGCCATGGTTTCCTCGTTTGCCTCGCGCCTGACCGAGGCCGGTTACGCCGGCCGCGAAAACCCGGTTCGCCGAGGTGGGTAAGAGTTTATGAAAAAAATGCGGAGAAAAGCAAGAGGAAAAACGCGGGGTTACAGCGGGGCGGAAAAGCGAGCTAAATCAAGGAAGTAGAGTGTCCAGCTTTCAGGACACGGGCGAAAAGGGGTGGTCAAAAAGCTAGACGGTACTGCCTTCTTTGCGTCCCACGCGGGCCGCACCTTCTGCTGCCGCGTCTGCTTGCTGAATGAGCTGGCCCGCTTCTTGACCTGCTGTCGCAGGCGGTGCACCTGTGCCAGGACCAGTCGGGAGCGCGCCAGGCGCACCAGGAGCACCCCCTCCCCCACCCCCTGGTTGAGATTGTCCACCACCACCAGGAGGAGGCATCCCGCCCGCGAGGGCTGGGTTTGGCATCGAGCGCGGATCGGCGCCGAGCGCCAAAGCGGCTCGCGCGTAGATGACCCACGTTTGGAACACAGTGCGGACGAGCGGCTCTGCCTGCCGCTCGCTCTCGGCGCGCAGCCACTCGGCCAGCTCCTCGGCGCAGATCACGGCGTCGTCCCATGGCGTGGGCAGGAACGGAGTGCCATTTTCGAGGCCTTCGCGGATCTTCTCCGGGATCGAGGCGGCGTACGCGCGATGCGCGCCTTCGGAATCTGGCATCGAGCCGGGCATCCGCAAATTTGCGTGCCGCAGGAACTTCTTGACGTTCGGTCGCTGCGTCGATGGGTCGAGATAGATACCCTTGTCCCAGAGCAAGATTGCCTGTTGCAACCGCAACGCCGGGTTCTTCGAGAGCGAATCCTCGTCGGCGAGGATGAGGTTCCAGCCCGGCCGTATCTCCTCGACCATCCCGAAGGAGTAGGAACGCGGCATGTCTTGGCCGCGGATCGCCCATTTGCGATCCTTGGAGTAGTATTTCAGACCCAGCAAAATGCAGAAGTGCTGAATCTTGATCCACGATTCCATGTTTTCAAGCACGATGGGCGAAATCGCCTCGTTGCCTTGCGCTTCGAGGATCGCGCCCATGCGGCCCGATTGATCATTGGCGACAATGCCCGCTTCGTTGTCGGTCACGCCGAACTTGCCACGAAGGGCACGCGCAAGACGCTCGTACTCTTCGTAGACCCATTGCGCGAGCGGTGGCGGAGTGAGGTACGCGGGGCGCCCGCCTGCGGTGGGCTTGATCTTGAGCACTTCGCCCGGAACCGTGTTCATACGCTCCGCGTTAATGCCGCAATTCTCAGGAACGAGGATCTTCGGGTTGTTGGTCAGCTCCCGATGCTCCCGTGTTTGGGTACAAAGGACGTTCCGCTCCTTCTGAAGATGGCCGGCGTTGTCGATCGGCGGGATGCCCCAAAAGACACGCGCTTCACGGTCGCCACGCAACGCCTCGAAAGGCAGTTGCTCAAAGGTGTCCCAATATGGCGACTCGGACACATCCATCACGTAGTCGTTGACCATCGTGATGATGGTGCCGCGCTTCTGCTTACCTGTAGGTGCGAGATGAAAGCGGTAGTAATAGACGTGATCGCGAAGCTGCTGCGTGTCGTAGCGCGAGGTGAGCGAAGTCCCGAGCGAGTAGACCGCGGAACGGTCCGTGTAGATCCCATCCTCGCTGTGGATGAGTCCTGCTTTATCAGGGTGCCAACGGCGCACGAGCGCGGTGGGCTGCGCGGTACGGGTGTAGCACCATTGCATGTCCTTGATCTCGGCGACACCGGGCTCGGGGAAGAAGTCGCGCGGGTCGAGGAGAGAAAGCGTGACATCGCCTTCACGCACTTCAACAAGAGTAGTCCCGTTACCGGAGGACGCTTCTTGAGGAGAAGCGCCACCTCCAAGCAACGTTGGGTTGGCGTACATCACAGAGCATACAGGGCACGGATCGCCCGGCTTCTCCACGTCCGACGCGAAGCTGCATTCAGGATTAGGGCAAAAAGCGAGTTTGCGCCCCTTGTGCTTGTCCCACGCGATCTCGAAGGGCGCTGTGCCGGCCCACATGATGTATTCCATGGCCCGCTTGTAGAGGAGCTTCATGGAGAGGTTGCGCCACTGGAAGTCCGCGAACGAGTCGATGACCTCCGCGGCGCGCATGTCGGAGCGGTCCTCAGTGCGCGGCAAGACGACGACCGAAGGGATGATGCGGATGAACTTGCCGACTGCGGCGCGGGCCGTTTCGAGCAGGATATTGTCCACCGAGAGCAGATCGTTCGGACTCTCATCAAACGCGAGCCGGATGATGTCGCCGGTACTCGTGTCTTGCGCGATGTACTGCTCGCCGCGCAGAAGGAGCCGGTTGTACTCCCAGCCCAGCTCACGGGTCTTCTTCGAGCGCGAGGCGTGATCGATCTTCTCACGCAGCCGCCCCGCGAGCTTCATTTCCGCGGGGGACGGCTGCGGACGCGGCAACTTCGCGTCATCCGCGACGAGCGCGGAGAGAGGGTCATTGTCAAAGGTGTCGTCGTCGAGTGGGATCGCGACCATCTTACATCTCCCCCATCCGATTCTTCATCATCTGTCGCTCGTCTTCCTCATTGGTCGAGACGACGCCCTCTTGATAACTCGCCGCGTTGGCGTTCTCTTCTGCGGAAGCGTCGAGAAGGGCCTGCTGGAGCGCCTCCTCGTCAAGGGGGGAAGGAGTAGCCCCCATCATCGATTCGCCCATCATTGGTGCCCCCTCACCCACCATCCCGCTCATCATTGGATGCCCTTCGGAGAATTTCTGTACCCCATCCAAACCCTTGAACGGGTTGGCGTCCTGATCGTGCGGCAGGTCCATATTGTCCATGAGAAACTCGTTATCGGGCTGCGGTTGATACGCAGCCGTGAACACGTCCTCGTCAACAAGGGCGTCCTCGGGAGGCGCCCCGAAAGCGAAAGGGTCATAAGGAGTCACTGATACACCAACCTTTCCTTCGGGATACGAGAGAGCACTTTTTCGTCAGGCGGGGTCATAAAGCGGATGAAGCGGCCGGCTTGGTCCTTGAACCCCATAGGACGGCCCTTGCTCTCTTGAAGCTCCTCCTCAACTGAGGATTCATTCTTCAAAATCGCTATCGTCTCGACCGCTTCTTTGGCGTTCTTCGATTTCTGGAAGATCATGCCCTGCTGCGCGATCTTCGAGAGGGTGTCGAGCGTTTCTTGATGAAAGCGCGCGAAGAGGACGCACATATAGGCCACGAAGCCGAGGTGCGTCAGGAAGAGAAGGGCGAGAAGGCTTTGATTAAAGTTCATAAATGTGCGCCTTGAAAAAGGCATCGCTGTGTTCGCGACAAGCCGGGATGATTTGGAGCACTTCACGCATCGGCTCGCCTTCTACGACACACACCGGACCAGTACGGATGTACCACCCAACTTGCTTACCAGCACAGCAAAGGCCCTTAAAGTAGTAGGCGAGACGCGCCCGCGACACCGTGGCGTTGTCTTTCGCGAAGAAAGCACCACGAGGTACAGGACCAGCGTCTTTCAAACCAAACTCACAGCCCATATTGTCTCCTTCGTTCGCGGATCATCTTCGACCGCTTTTCACTCTTGTGCAAGTTG